CTAAATAACACAAGAATTATAGGGAATTTCTCTTTGCATGAAATTACTCCTAATCGTTTTATATTTAGGTTCGTCTAATATGATTGAATAAATCTTATATAGGATAATTTCTTCAGTAACATTGAAGTAGTCAGCCATTTCTGGAATTGATGATATACAATCATTAAGAGCTTGTACAAAATCATCATCTTTTATTAAGAAATTAGCAGCCCATAATCTAGCTTTTAATTCTTTTTTATTTTTAATAAGTTTATGAGAATAAGAGCGTGACTTTTCAGTTAGGTTACCAAAGGTAGTAAAATGATGTCCTAGCTCCTCACTAAGCGTAGATAAATATCTTTTACTATTATTGACTATAGATTTATTTATAGCGATAGTAGGAGGGACTCCTGGTATTTTAAAATAGATTCCATCTAGATTGAATGAGGTTAAATTTATTTCTTCAACAACTATATTTTCTTTTTCAATAATGTTAAAAATATTAAATAGTTTTTTCATTTGTCTATCACCACCATGTAAATTATGGTATGATTATAATACAATACGAACATATGTTCAAGGGTGCGTAAAAGCTATAAAGAAATGAACAATTAGATTTTAAATTAAATATAGTTCTAAAATTTAAGAATAACGTTCTAAAAAAGTGGTATTATTTCTAAAAAGTAGCTACATTGTTCTTTACAATGATAAGCGTGTAGTATAAAATGTAAAAGAGGTGAAATTATGAAATACTCAATAGAAATTAGTAAAATAATTGAAGGAGCATTAAAATTTGATAGAAGTAAGGTGTTAAATTACTCAAAATTATTAATTAATAAACTTGAATTAGATGAAGATCTTAAAGCAGCAAAAAAACTATCAAATTTATTAGAAAAAACTTCGGAATCACAATTAACTCAAATGAATGTAGGAAATTTATTTAAATCACCAGTTGATTCTGAATCAAGAATTTCTATGGCTGATATTATTATGCCAACAAGTAATGTTGAGATAGTTTTATCAGAAAAAAATTATAAAGAAATTGATACTTTTTTATTAAGTTATGAAAATGCAGATAAACTATATTCCTTAGGAATAGATTTTAGCAATACAATGTTAATGTATGGACCACCAGGATGCGGAAAAACTAAAAGTGCTTTTTATATAGCAAGTAAGTTGAATTTGCCTTTAATAGTAGCAAGGCTTGATAGTATGATTTCTTCTTATTTAGGAACAACAGCTAAAAATATTAGAAATTTATTTGAATATGCACAAAAAACACCATGTGTGTTGTTTTTAGATGAATTTGATGCAATAGCAAAGGCCAGAGATGATAACAATGAATTAGGAGAATTAAAAAGGGTTGTAAATAGTCTATTGCAAAATATCGATGCACTAGGGAAAAACACTATATTAATTGCGGCAACTAATCATGAGGAATTATTAGATAAAGCTATTTGGAGAAGATTTAATTATAAATTATGTATAGATTTTCCAGGTAAAGAGACAAGAAAAAAATTAATTAATATGTATATAAAAAATATAGTAACATTTGAAGATAAGGAATTAAATATGTTAGCAATAGCTACAAGCAAGATGAGTGGATCAGAAATTGAAGAGATAATTAATAAATCTATTCAAAAAGCCATAATATATCAATATGATTTAAAAATATATCATATTTTTAATGAAATTTTTGAACTAAAGTTAGAAGTACAAAAAGATAATGATCTAAAAGAAGTTACTAAAGAAAAAGTTAGGTATTTAAGGGGATTAGATGAAAAAGTATTTAGCTATTCAGTAATAGGTTTAATACTAAATATTTCAAAAACACAAGTATCATATATAATAAATAATTAAATAGGGAAATGGAGAGTGTTATATGGAAAAAAATAATTTACCTATAAAAATAGTTTTGCAGAGAAATGAAGATATTAAACCTAATATGCCTGGTGGAAAAATAAAATTTTTTGGAGAAGTAAATGATAAGCTTCAGACAACAGTTATTGATAAACTAAAAAATTTAGAGGAGTATTATGAAGATATATTTGATTATTCTGAAAAAATTCCTGTTGTAGGTAAAATTAGAGTTAAGAAGAAAGCTATTGCGAAATCTCATAAGCCAGAGAGGTTCTGCAAAGATATGCCTATTATAGGAGCTGAACATCTAGATGAAATATATTTTAAAGTAACTAAATCAGGCATCAAACATACCATTGAGATGATAAATTTATTACCATCAAAAGAATTTAAAGCTAACTTAACTACTATTGAGGATATTACTCCATATATTGATAAAGATAAAATTTCAGCAGACTTGTTAAACAATTGTGAAAAAGAAGGGTTTGAAAAAATAAAAAATAAGATAAAAATTAAATTGTTTGATTTTCAAGATGATTTTGATAATGCTTTAATTGAGAAATATGTAAATGAGCAATTAGAAAAACTTATGCTTTATGAAAAAGCTAAAATTATAAAATATGGCGAAAAGCTAAAATACATTAAAGTCGAAGTGAATACATATGATCAAATTGTACAATTATCTAAAATTAATGGTATTAAAAAAATTGATTTTTTTCGAAAATATAATACTAAATTAAGTATAAAAGATGAAAATGCAAATAAATTTATATCGCCTGAAAATAATAATGAATCTAACACTATTATAGGTATAATAGATGGCGGTATAAGTGATAAAAATCCATATTTAAAAAATTGGATATACAAAAGAGAATGCTATGTTGGAGAAGATTATATCAATACATCACATGGAACTTTTATAGCATCAATGATTCAATATGGAGATGAATTAAATAATATGCCTACGAATAATAAAAGATTTAAATTTTTAGATGTTGTAGCTTTGCCAAATAGTGATGAAGAATATGGACTAGTTGATGGAATTTCAGAGGAAGTTTTGATGGATATTATAGAAGAAGTTGTTGAAAAATACAATAAAGAAGTTAAAATATGGAACATGTCTTTGGGAAATGAAGCAAAAGTATGTAATGATTCTATATCAGATTTAGGTGCATTCTGTGATTACATACAAGAAGAATATAATGTTCAATTTTTTTTGGCAATTGGAAATATAAATAATAATAACTATAGAAAATGGCCTGCTAATATACAATGTGATAAGTGTGAAAGACTTATATCACCAGGTGATTCAGTAAGGGCTATTACAGTAGGTTCAATAGCCTATAAAGAATCAAGTAAATCATTAGTTAAAAAAGATGAACCATCTCCATTTAGTAGACGAGGTCCAGGTGCAAACTTTATTGTAAAACCAGATGTTGTTGATTATGGTGGGAATTGTACTAAAACAGGAGAATATATTGGAATTGGTATGAATGGATTAGATGAATATGGTAATATTATAGAAGACATCGGTACAAGCTATTCTAATCCTAGAATAGTTAGAAAATTTGCAAGTCTAACTGATGAAATGAAAGATGAAGATAACTTACTCGCAAAAGCTATGTTAATTCATTCAGCAAGAATGAGTTCAAGGGATATAATAAATGATAAAAATGATTTGATAAAATATTATGGATTTGGAATGCCAGAAAATAATATTGAGAATATTTTAAAGTGCAGTGAAAATGAAGTTACACTTATATTTAAGCAAAGAGTGTCAATAGGAAGTCATTTAGAATTGATGGATTTTCCATATCCCCAATCATTAATAAAGAATGGAAAGTATTTTGGAGAAATATGTATGACTTTAGCATATAATCCACCATTAGATGAAGAGTATGGACAAGAATACTGTAGAGCTAATATTAATGTTGGATTAGGTCCATATAGATATAAAGAAGATGGAAGTATAAAGTATAAATCTGTAGTTCCATTAGAAAAAAAGTGGGAAGGAAAATATGAATATGAGCAAGTAGAAAATGGATTTAAATGGAGTCCTATAAAATCATATTATAAAATAATTAAAAAAGGACTGGATTTAGCAGATGGATGGAAATTAAGAGTTGATTTAACTCCAAGATATAGAACTAAAATATTAAGTCAGGAATTTGTTTTAATTTTAACAATTAAAGATCCTAATAATAATTCAGATATTTATAGTGATGTTATTAATGGATTAAGTCAAAATGGATATGTAACAAGTAATTTAGAGCTCAAAAATCAAATTAGATTACGTAATTAGACACATATATTATAAAAAATCACAATTTTTATAGTTTATTAATAAGAATTGTGATTTTTTATAAATTATTTTTTGATTTTTGCATATTTTGTAGTTTTAGAGTTTTTCATAGATTCATTTTCTGTATATGATGCAGAAGATTTACAACTACATGCAACAATTCTATTAAAATAAATATTAGATGTTTTCTTTAATATATCAGATCTAAGTTTTCTCTTTCTTTTAAAGTTACTTTTTGTTATTTCATTAAGGTAATTTGGTAATTCATTTGAAATATTTATTTTTCTAATTTCTAATTTATAATATTTTTTAATGAAATCAATATCTTTTGAATTTAGTTCAGAAAAATCATCTTTTTGTCTTAATAAAGTTGTTCGTAATAATATGCCTAAATTTTTATTTTTACTAGTCAATCCTAATGCATTATCTTGTTGTAAAAATATTATTGCAGATTTATTTTTCATTATAATTTTTGTAGCATCCTCAATACTTATTTTTAACGTATCAGCATATTCCTTTAATAATATTTTACCATTTGTTTCAATATTCATAGTAAACTTACCTCCTATCCATTATATTTAATATAGTCATATCCCATATATTCAAAATATTTTAAGTATTGAGTTTGAGGACTATTACCAATGGTACGTTTATGTATGCATAATTGTCTAGTACCGTTCATTTCAGATATGCAAGTGTCTAGAAATTTATCTAAGCTATCTTTAGCAAGAGTTATTGATTCAACTGGAGTGCTATTTAAATAATTAGTCCAATATTTATCCCAAGTACTCCCACACAATGGTCCAAAAGTATAATGTCTATTAGGAGAATATCCAACTTTAAGAGTATTTATACTATAGTTATTAATACTTTCTTTTAATACTTCTCTTAAATTTTCTGAGCTCTCAAAGGTATACCCAACTTCATTATTAGTCATATTAATAAAATCAAGTTTAAATTTATGTAAATATCCCGTATCTACAGTTAAATCTCCATTTATTAATGAGAGTATATTGATTTCATCATCATCTTTATTTGTTTCTAAATCTATTAATTTTATTCGTATATATTCTTGTGAAATATTTTTATCTAATGATAAATAAAATCCATTTCCAAATTCAAATATATTTTTTGAATTATAGCAAGGATCGATTGGATATTTTGTTATAATATCAGGATTAATAGTTCCGTAATATAGATCTATAAATTCATGATTTTCCATTTAAGTATCCCCCTAGTATGTCGATATACATATATATTAACATTTTTTACATAAAAATATAAGTACAAAATAAAAGGTGTTCTTCACGAACACCTTATTTTTTATCTTTATATTTTTGTTTTACATATTCAATAAAATTATTAATTTCTTTTCGAGCTTCATCTGGAAGATCATCATATTCAACATCACTATGTAGAGCAATAGTAACTTCGTTATTATTAGATGAAAAATTGTTAGAATTATTTAAATTAGGATTACCAAGAAGGTAGTCTAAAGAAACATTAAAGTATTTAGAAAACTTTAGTTTCATTTCATCACTTGGAGTTCTTTGATTTGATTCATACTGAGATAAAGTGCTTCTTGCAATATTAAATTCTTTTGCAAGGTCTGTTTGTGATATGCCTTTTTCTAATCTTAATTTTTTTAATTTTTCACCTAGATTCATGATAAAACCTCCTTTTCACAAATAGTGAATTTTATAACTATATTTTAGCATATAATAAGCATTTAAAATAATATTTTCACAAAAAGTGAAAATATTATTGACTTTCACAAAGTGTGACAGTATAATTTAAATATAAGTTCACAATATGCAAATTAAGAGGTGAAGCAATGAACAATTTAATAAAAGAGTATAGAAAAAGAGCTTGTTTAACTCAACAATATATGGCAGATAAACTAGGGATGGCAGTTAGTGCATATAATATGATTGAAAACGGGAAAAGAGGAATATCTTTAATAAATGCTAAAAAGATTTCTATACTATTAAATACATCAATTGATGAACTTTTTTTTAGTAAAATTGTTCACAAATAGCAAACTTACAAATTACATTGTATAACACAAGACAAATAAAATGAATAGCACAAGCATACATAATATTCCAAAATGCTGTAGGCTTGTACATTAGATTAATAAAAATAATGGAAGGAGGATGAACTAGATGAAAGAGAAAGAAAAGAAAACTGCTCAAGAAGTACCAGTTCAAGAGCAGTTGGTTGAAAATATTTCAAAAAAGATTGCTGAAGATTTGTCAAAAGAATTAAACCTTATTCGTTAGATTTTAATTTTTCATATCTTTCTAAGATTTCAATACAAGTTTCAGCAGCAGTTTTTTTAATATCAAAAGCTAATTTTTTCATTTCGTTATCAGGACGCGTATTTCTAGCTTCAACGTCTTTTAGGTAATCGGACAGTAGTTTATCAAAATCAATGCTCAATAAAAACACCCCCTTTCAACATAATTTTACCATAAGGGGATTAGAGAGGAGAAATAATTATGCAAGAATATAGAAATATTTATCAAATAGCAAGAGAAAGCACAGGTTTAACTCAAGAAAGAGCATGTGAGCTATTAGATATATCTGTAGATAGTGTAAGAGCATATGAAGGAGGAAAAAGAGTTCCACCAGATAGAGTTGTTATCAAGATGATAGAAATTTATAATGCTCAATATTTAGCTTATCAGCACTTAAAAACAAGTGCAGAAGTTGGACAAAAGTATTTACCTAATATAGAAATAAAAGAATTACCACTTGCAATGTTAAGGCTTCAAAAGGAAGTTAGCGATTTTATAAAGTTAAAAGATGAAATGATAGAAATTACATGTGATGGAATTATTGATGATGAAGAAAAACCACGCTGGACTAAGATTATGAAAGAACTTGATGATGTTGTTGAAGCTATTATGGCTTTAAAATTTGCAAAATAGGAGGATGAATTAATGGAAGATATTTTATTTACGGTCAAGGAAGCATCTAAACTTTTAAAAACGGATGAACCAACTGTAAGAAGATTAATAGAAAAGGGGATATTAAGAGCATTAAAGCTTGGAAGACTTAAAGTAAGGAAAGTAGAAATAGAAAGATTTTTAGGGTGGGCAGAAGGAAAAGATTTAAATGATCTTGATAATATAACAAATTTAAATTATGTACTTCAAGAGAGAAGGGAGCAATTCAAGTGTGCACAATAAAATGTCCATTTTTCACTAATAAGACTCATTATTTGAGTGAAAAAATTAAAAATAGAGAAAGTAGAAAAATTCATTTACTTAACTTTTGTTGTGGAAAGTTTGAAAGATGTGAGTTTTATAAAAACAAATAAAAAAAGAACCTTGTATAAAGGTTCAATAGCTTAAGATACGGACGGCTATCCGTATCTCCATTATAGGATATTTAAAGGGAGATGTAAAGAGATGAAAGTTATAAGTTTTTTAAATATAAAAGGTGGAGTTGCAAAAACAACTTCATGTGTTAATGTTGCAGCACAATTAGGCAAAGAGGGAAAGAAAGTATTAATAATAGATATTGATCCTCAAAGCAATGCAACTAAGTATTTGAATAAGTATGATTCTCATGTGAAGGGAACTTATGAAGTGTTAAGAGGAGAGGATATAGGTATCCAACCTACTAAATATGATTGTTTATGGTTACTTCCAGGTAACATAAATTTAATTATGAGCGAAGAAGAGATACTTACGGATACTAAGAGAGTTAAAGAAACAAGACTTAAAAAGTGGTTAAGCTTAAAGAATGAGAATACTTTTGATTATATTTTAATTGATTGCCCTCCAAGCTTAGGAATGTTATCTACTAACGCATTAGTAGCAAGTGATTATGTTATTGTACCACTTAAGATAGATAAGTTTGGACTAGATGGTTTTGAGTATCTAATGAGTAGCATAGAAACTGTAAAAGAAGAATTTAATCCTGATTTAAATCTACTTGGAATCTTAATAACAATGGATAAATCTACAAGGATCAATAAAGAAATAAAGCAAGAACTTAAAGAAGAATTAGGGGATTTAATATTTAATCAGACAATAAGAGATAATGTGGATGTTGTTAAAAGTACATTTGAATCCACTCCAGTTGTGTATTTTAAAGCAAATGCTAATGCATCTAGGGATTATAAGAAATTTGTGGAGGAATTACTATGTCATCATATTTAAAGGGGATAGCAAACAGAGTTAATGGAGTAGAAAAAAAGAGTTTTACTAAGGAACTAGATATAGATAGTTTAGTTCCTTCAAAAAATAACTTTTATGGTATTAGAGATATAGAAGAATTAGTAGAATCTATTAAAGAAAATGGACTTATGCATAATTTAGTTGTTAGAGATATAGGTAATGGCAAATATGAAATAATATCTGGTGAGAGAAGATGTACTGCTTTAAAAAAGCTTGGATATGAAAAAGTTCCATGTCAGATTAGGGATATTAATGATTTAGATGCAGAGCTTATGTTAATACATGCGAATTTAGAGCAAAGAGAGCTTACTCCAACTGAAAAAATGGAAGGTATTAAAAGACTTGAAAACATCTATAAGCAAAAAAGAAAAAATGGTGAAAAGTTAGAAGGTAAGACAAGGGATCTTATAGGAAAAGATTTAGGATTGTCAGGAGTCCAAGTAGGGCGTTATAAGAAGGTGGATAAGGATTTAATACCAGAACTTAAAGAGAAGCTAAATAAAGAAGATATAACACTAACACAAGCTCATACATTAAGCAGTTTAACTAAAGAAGAGCAGCAAATAATACATGATGAAATTAAAGATTTGAATACTAAGGATCATAAGTTAGAAGTGGATATATTAGTGCAAGGAATAAAGCAACCAGTTGATCGAAAAGAAGATAAAGAGCTCTTAGATGAAATGTACTCAAAATCTAAGTCTAAGAATGATATTGTTGTGTCTAGCAGTACAAAAATTGCTGATGAAAAAGAGATTAAAAAGAATAGTTTTGGTAATAAGTTTTTAAAAAAAGCTAAAAAAAGTCAAGATTATGTAGGAACTATTAGAGAACAAATTGCTAAGATTATGGAATATGATTCACATCCTACAATAATAATTTCAAATGACAAAATTACTTCGATTTTTTATGATGTGGATGAAATTGATATTTTAGAAAAAGAGATTCGAGCCTTTTTCAAAGGTTCAGTTTTAGACTTATACACTAAAAATATTTTAGAGTCAAGTAAAGTACCAGGAACTAATGAAACAGCGTTTAAAATGGCGGGATATAAGCTTAATGAGGGCACATATTTATATTTCAAGAATTATGATAAACAAATGAAACAGCTAATGAAAAGAGGATTAGTAGAAATGGATGATCTTATCTAATTTCTTACAATCAATAATTTTTTTACTATTTTTTAATGTAAAAATTTAGAGTTATTTTAATAATAATACTAATTATATAAATATTAAGTTAATTTACAGAATGGGGATGAAATGATGAGTGATCAATTGTTTTGTACTGGTATTTACAAAGAAGGTTATGGAATAATACCAAAATCAATTATGAGAAGTAATTTATCTTGTAGTGCTAAAGTTTTATATGCTTATATATGCAGTTTTACAGGAGCAGGGAACAGTGCTTTTCCATCACTAGAATTAATGTGTAATGAACTTGGAATGTCTGAAAAGAAGATATATAAATGCAGAAAAGAGTTAATTGATAATAACTTAATTGCTATAGAAAAAAAGAGAATAGGTAGCAAGTATACTAATAATATTTATACCATAATAACTAATCCAATAAGTGAAAAAGATATTGAACCTAGTCATTTTGAACGTGTCCAAAATGAACCCAGTCAAAATGAACCTGTCCAAAATGACCGTGTCCAAGAAAGTGAGGAAACAAGCCATTCTTGTGAACCTAGTCAAAATGGACATGTCCAAAATGAACCCTGTCCAAAAGTGGGTACTATAAGTAACAGATTAATAAATAAAAAAGAAAAAGAAAAAAAAGAGAAAAAAACAGAGTTTGATGAATTGATAGAAGAATATACAGACAATGAACTTTTAAAAGAAACTCTATATGAATTTATAAAAATGAGAAAAACAATTAAAGCAGCTATAACAACAACAGGTCTTAAGAGAATATTAACTAGATTAGATAAATTAGCAAGTACAGAGAATGATAAGATAAGCATTTTGGATAATAGCATAATGAACAGCTGGAAGGGAATATTTGAATTGAAAGAGATTTATGCTAAAAACAATGTAATACCTATAACAACTAAATCACAAAAGCCTGTATATGAATTTCAAATAGATAAATCAAAGTTAGGAGATTTGTAGGATGCAAGAAATAAATAGACCATTACCTAACAGCATAGAAGCTGAACAAACATTACTAGGATGTATTATATCAAGCATAGATAAATTTTTAGAGGTAGATGCAATTGTACATGAATTAGATTTTTATATTGATAAACATAAGAAAATTTATGGAGCTATTAAAAATCTAGTAAATAAAGGTGTGACAGTTGATGCAATTACTCTTATGGAAGAATTAAAGTCAAGAAATATGCTTATGTTGTGTGGTGGAGCATCTTATATTACAGAATTATCTTTGTCAGGTATTAATTATTCAAACATAGCTTCATATGCAGAAATAATTAGAGAAAAATCAAATAGGAGAAAACTCATAAAGGCTGGGCAAACACTAATATCAAAGAGCTTTTATGAAGATATAAATTTAGTTTTAGAAGAAACTGAAAGAGAATTATATAACGTTGAAGCAAGTAAAGAAAGTAATGAGATAGTTCCAATTTCAAAAGCAGTTGAAAAGTCTCTTGAACTTCTAGAAGAAAGATATAAAACTGGTGGAAAGTTAAAAGGAATATCAACAGGATTTAAAGAGTTAGATGAATTATCATCAGGACTTAAAGAAAAAGATTTTATTATTGTTGCTGCAAGACCATCAATGGGTAAAACAGCATTTGCATTGAATATAGGACAGGCTGCTTCAAAGCATGGAAGTGTAGCAATATTTTCTTTAGAAATGTCAAGGGATCAACTTATGGATAGATTGTTAGCAGCTAAATGTATGATTCAATTTACTAAGATAACAGATGGAACATTGAATGAAAAAGAGTTTTTAGATATATCAAATGGAGCTAATAATTTAGGTACTAGAAAATTATTTATTGATGATGAAGCAAGTTTATTATCTGACATAAAAGCGAAGTGTAGAAAGCTTAAATTACAACAAGGATTGAATGTTGTTATTATAGATTATTTGCAACTTATAAGAGTAAATATAAAGACTAATTCAAGAGAGCAAGAAGTGTCACATATATCTAGAGAATTAAAAGCATTAGCTAAGGAATTAGGAATAACAGTTATTGCATTATCGCAATTATCTAGAGCACCAGAACAAAGAGTAGATCATAGACCTATGTTATCTGATTTAAGAGAATCTGGTTCAATAGAACAAGATGCTGATATTATTCATTTTTTGTATAGGGATGAATATTACAACAAAGAAAGTGAAGATAGGAATATTGCAGAAGTTATTACAGCTAAGAATAGGAATGGAATAACAAGAACTACAAAATTAGCATGGCTTGGACAATATCAAAGGTTTGGCACTTTAGATGTTATTAGAAGGTAAGCTCATGGATCGTATGTTGGAATTCATTAAAGAAAGTAAAAAGCTAATTAATTATGCAATGTGTGTAGAAATAGCAACAGGCTATAAAGTAGGAAATATAAACATAGATAATTATTCAAGATTGCTTCAAGAAGCTGAAAGAGAAGTTAGGAGTGTTGATAAAAATGAATGATAAAGAAAAAATAGTGGACCATATAGTGGTTCAATATTTTAATCAACCTGAAAAAACACTAGAAGAAATATTTGATGAATATATACAAGATTTAAGTCAAGCAGATGCTGACAGAGTTCTTAGAAATATTAGAGAAATTATTAATTAAGCTAAAATTTGCAGACTGATGAAAATGGGATTTCAAAAGGTAGTTACTGCAATTTTTATAAAAGGGGGGAGAAATCCCCCAATATATTAAAAAAGAGGTACTTATGATGTTACATGGAGATTATTTTACGATATATAGGGAATTTAGAATTTTAATAAATATGTTATTTTATATAGTTATGTCTATATTCGTTTTTAATATTTTTACTATAAGCAATAAGTTAGAAACTAAAGAACAAATAAAAATTATAGTTTCATTTTGCTTATGCTTTTTATTAGTTATTTTATATTAGATTAATAGACACTAGTCAGAAAGGACGAAGAATATGAGTAAAAAATATTTATTACTATGTAATAGGCACAATGGTTGTTTTGGAGATAACTGGTGTTTGTGGTGGGGAGATAGAGAAAGTAAAAGTGGATATTCAAGTGATGTAAGAATAGCACATAGATTTGATGAAGAAGAAATTAAAAAGTATGAAGATGGAAAGTTAGATATTCCTATTTCAATAGATGTTTTGGGAATATCTGAAGAATATGAAAGTGAAGAAACTATAAATAAAAATATAAATGTACTCATTGAAAAAGGCACTTTGAATAGATTATTAGGAATGGAACTAAGACCATTATTCCAAGAAGAAGATGAAGATGCAATATGTTGCCCAACTGTGGAAGTAATGATTTAACTGAATTTAATGACGATGAAATACCAGTATTTGTTTGTGAAAACTGTGATTATGAGTTTCAAGAAAGTGAGGTAGAGCAATGAAAATAAGTGATTTATTAATACATTTACGAGAAACAATGAAAGCTCATGGAGATTTAGATGTAGTTATGAATGTAAGTTATGACAATGATGAGATGATTGAATCAAGTGTTGAGAGTATTCAAACAGAACGTAGAATAGCTACTTCAAGAGAACACAAAAATAGCAACGTAGTAGTATTAAGTGATGTTCTATAATTCTTCGCAATACTTTAAAGCAAATATGAAGTCAGAAAGGACGAAGAAAATATGAGTATAGAAGAAAAGATAATGCAATGGGAATGTCCTTATTGTGGACATAAAAATACAGATACTTTATTGGATTTGGATTATGGAACAGTCTTATGCAGAGTGTGTGAAAAGCCTAGTGATGTTTATTTTGATGTAAAGCCAATAAATGTAGTTGTTAAGGGCGTTGATTTGTAGAAGGTGAATTTAGTTGTTGCAAAAAATGCAACAACTCAGATTAGAATTTTAACTTAGTGTAAGGGGGATGAAATTAATTGGATAAAGAATATTTTAAAGATCTAGTTAAAGAAATGATAGAACAAGAAGTTATATTAACAGACAAGCCAACAGTTGTTGAAGCAATTCTTGGCGGTGCTTATTATAAAGGGAAAAAAGAATCTGAAAATGGAATTAAAACAATAAATATAAAAGCCACAATAGATTTATTAAATGTTGCAGAAGATTATTTAAGAGCAATAAATAATAGAAAATGTATTGAGGTAAGGGAAATTATTAAAGGACTTGAATTAGAACTTTGATACACAATATGTAGAAAGTGTGCAGTATAAAAAATGTGACTTCATGATTTTCTAGTGTGTGAATTAATATTTTATTTTATTTTATTTATATTCACATACTTATAGCTAATTGCTATAAGTCTTCACATTAGATGAAGAAGATTGTTAGTGTTTCTACAGCAATAATCACTGCAAGAATTAGAGCTAAAGCTCTTTTAAGAATCTTCTTTCTCATGAAGTCACCTCCATTTCGAATCTAAAGATATATTAAATTGTTAAATGATTATTTATATTATTACCAACAAATAAATTTATATTCAGAAATATATAGATTTAACTTAGTAAACAAAAAGTTTAATTGGAGTAATTCTAGATAAAAAGTGTGCGCACACCTCCAGACGTGGAGGGAAAGAAAATGGAAAATAGTAAAAAAATAAAAACAAAATTAATAAAAATACGTGATGGAGATTATAAAGAGAGATGAGGTAGATCAATGATTAATAACTATAAAATTTATATAAAAAGTAAAAGGAGTTATTTAAAGCGTAAAAAACAATTAAACAGAGAAATAAGAAAATTAAAAAAGAGTTTTAAGATATATAAGAGTTATTGGGGTAAAAGGTATCGTATTAGACAAATTGAATCAAGAAAAGATGAATTATATATATTACGAATTATGTTCAACTATAATAAATATAAAAATAAGTATTAATAATTTATAATATAAAAAGGTGTTCATCACGAACACCTTACACATCCAATTAGAGAATTTGAATTGAAACACCAGTTCTCTAATTCACCTATCTGAATTATAACATAAAAGTAAAATAAGGGATAGGTGAGACGAATGAAAATTAACAAAGCGATATACAAAAAAATAAAAAAAGAAGTAGAAAATGATTTGAAAAATTATCCATATTACTTAATATCTATTGAAACACCAGGATTAGGCTCAGCTATAAGACCTGATATAGTAATTAATAAAGGATTAAGTCCATCTGATCCAGTTGGAAAAAGTATAGTAGATATTGAATATAAGAGAGCATTAGTAAATGCTGTTGGATTTGTTTATGATAAATTAGATAAAGATAGTAAAAGAATTATTGAAAGTAGTTATTTTAGAGATGATTTAACTGTAACTGAAATAAGAGAAGAATTACAAATAGATAAGAATAAATATTATAAATTAAAAGAAAAGGCAATCTATAAGTTTGCTATGGGAATTGGGTATTGTTAAGAAAAAACAGGGATAAATTTAGGACAAATTTAGGACAAAATAAAGAAAAAAACAAGAATATTTTGTGTACAAATTTAGGAAGTGATGTTAAAGTTTATGTATGGTCAAAAATTATATATGGATTTAGATTTTAAGAGCACATGCAGTTAATTGTATGTGCTTTTTATTTTAAGGCAGGTGAGAACTATTAAAGATATATATACTATCTATAAATGTAAAAAATGTCATAAAGAAAATATTTTATTATCAGAAGAGGTTGCATCTACATTGAAGAGCGGTAACTATATATCCTGTTCTCATTGTGGATCTAAGAAAGTTATTTTGGAAAAAGCAACAGATGATTTTAGAAAATGTATGAATCATGCAGCTTATAAAAAAGTGCATGGAGCTATAAGGCAGGTGAGACAAGAGTGAACTTTGTTGAACCTATAAGAGATGCAGATATATTTCATGATATTCAAGCAACATTAAAAAAAGAGAATCCTAGAAATTATGCTTTAGTAATGACAGGAACTTATACAGGATTAAGAATATCAGATATATTAAGATTAAAAGTTAAAGATGTTAAAGATAAAAAGTATATTGATATACGAGAGAAGAAAACTGGTAAAAGAAATCTAATAGAGATAAATCAAACTTTAAGAAATGTATATAAAGAATATTGTTTAGATATGGCTAAAGAAGATTATTTGTTTAGAAAAAGTAATCTTAATAAGCCAATATCAAGAACAATGGCTTGGAAGATAATGAAAGATATAGGAGATAAGTTTGGAGTAGAAAATCTAGGAACTCATACATTAAGAAAAACATTTGGATTTCATTATTATAAAAAGACTGGAGACATTGCAACATTAATGCAGATGTACAATCATTCTAAAGAATCAATAACGTTAAAATATATTGGAATAACACAAGATAAAATGAATCAAGCGAGAAGGGATTTTGAAATATAAATCTTTTTTTATTTGCTTTAAAAGTAAACACAATGAGCATACGTTAACTAATTATAAGTTAAAACATGCTTAAAGCATTAAAAATAAAAGTGTTAAGGAGGATTTTAAAAAGTTAACACAATATGAATTAAGTCTAATAAATGAGGTGTAAATATGGTTGAATGTAATATTAAATGTGATCAATGTGGTAAAGAGTTTAAACTAACAGAAAAGAATTATAAAAAGCATTGGTTAGATAAAGATAAAACAATAGAAGAAAGCTACTTCAATTGTCCTAAATGCAAACAAAGGTATACAGTTTGTATTACTGATCCTGAAGTAAGAGCAACAATGGAAGATTGTAAAGTAATAGAACATTCAGTAAAACAATTGTTGGATCATAAGCAAAAGATGATGACAAGAGCAAAGAAAAAGGCATTAGAACTAGAAAGTAAATGGATATAACAGAATTAATTAAGTGGATAACAAAGCTATTTAATGAACATAACATTCATGCATTTTATGTATCAACAGCATGGAAGAAATTAAGAGAGCAGGTACTAAGAGAACAGAACTATGAGTGTCAAATTTGCAAAAGCAAAGGTAAATATAGTAGAGCATCAACAGTACATCATATCAAGCATCTTAAAGAGTATCCATCACTTGCATTAACTAAAAGTAATTTAATGTGTGTATGCAATTCATGTCATAATATATTACATCCTGAAAAGATGAAATTTAAGTTTAAAAAGAAAAAACAGCTTAATGAAGAACAATGGTAATACCCCCACCTAAAAAAAATGGATTTTTTTAAAACCTGGAGAGAACGGTAGTAAGGGAAGACAAAACAGGTAAATTGATAATTTGCATGAGGGGGGTGCACACTTAATAAAAAATAGGGTGCGTTGATAGGAAAAGAGGTGGTGAAAATGAATGAAAGAGAACTTTTAACAAACAGCGAAAAAGCGTATGAAGATTATGTTTCTGGTATGACATATAAAAAAATAGCAGAAAAATATGATGTATCTATTAATACCGTTAAATCATGGCAAAAAAGATATAAATGGACACGAAGTTGCACCACTAAAAAAGGGTGCATTAAAAAGAGTGTGCATGATTTGGGAAATATTTTATTTAATGAAATAAAAACTGATTTACTTAAGCAATTAGAATCCAATGGAACATTCGGGAAACATTATGAAGATTTAATATCTGATTACATGGCTTTATGGAATATTAAAAATCGGCTTATTGAAGATATAAAAGAGCGTGGAGTTTCTATTGAATGGAATAATGGAAAGCAACATGGAATGAAAAAAAATGATAGTATTTCAGAGTTAAATAAAACTAATGCACAGATGTTAAAAATATTAAGTGAATTAGGATTAAAACCAATTCCTCAAGAAGATGATTATGATGATATTTAAATTTCATAAGTATATTGATGAATATATTGATTTAGTTGAAAACAATAAAGTTATAATTAATAATGATATTAAAAAAGTTATAAAACTTGTTAAAGAAAAATTATCACACAATAATGTAATTATAAAGTCAGATATGATAGACAAGGCAGTTAAGAAGATAGAGCAATATTTTAAATTTGAATTATTACCTTGGGAAAAATTTATAATAGGATTAATACATTGCTATTATGATGATGGAACTTTAGTATGGGATACATTTTTGTTATACATGGGTAGGGGTGCTGGTAAAAATGGATTTATTAGTAGTGTATCATGGTATTTAACTACAGGATTTCATGGAATAAAAGAATACAATGTTGACATTGTTGCAAATTCAGAAAATCAAGCTAAAACTAGTTTTGAGGATGTCTATAATGTAATAGATAATGATAAAAAACTGAGTAAAGCTTTCTATTATACTAAAGAAAAAATAGTATACAAGAAAACAAGATCATATATAAAGTTTAATACATCTAATGCAAGAACAAAAGATGGACTTAGACCAGCATGTATTATTTTTGATGAAATACATGAATATGAAAACTATAATAATATAAAAGTTTTTAAATCAGCTTTAGGTAAAAAGAAAAATTGTAGAACATTTATGATTAGTACAGATGGATATGTACGTGGTGGTGTCTTAGATGATTATCTAGAAATGTCACATTCTATTTTAAATGGAGAAAATAAGACAAGTAGAATGTTACCATTACTTTATCATATTGAAAGTAAAGAAGAAGTAAATGATAAGAGCAATTGGGAAAAGGCTAATCCGTCATTAAGGCATTTTAAAAATTTACAAATAGTTATGGAACAGGAATTTGAAGATATGAAGTTCCAACCACAACTATATACAGAATTTATGACAAAGAGAATGAATCTTCCAGAAGGTAATAAAGATATTGAAGTTACTTCATGGGAAAATATACTTGCAACTAATCAAGAAATACCTGATTTAAAAGGATGTACATGTTTAGTTGGAATTGACTATATGAAAACAACAGACTTTCTTTGTGCAGGATTACTTTTCAAGTGGAAAGGTAAATATATATGGATTTCTCATTCGTGGGTATGTGAAAGTTGCAATGATTTAGCTAGAATTAAAGCCCCTTTAAAAGAATGGGAAAAGCAAGGATTATTAACTTTTGTTAATGGTGTAGAAATTCCGCCAGATGTACCTGCTATATGGTTAGCACAAAAAGCACAGGAATATAATGTATCAACATTATGGATGGATAACTATAGATATACACTATTAGCTAAAGCATTAAGAGATGTTGGATTTGATACAGATAAAAAGGGTGCAAATAATATAAGGTTAGCTCGACCTAGCAATGAAATGTTAATAGCACCTGTAGTAACTAGTGCATTTGTTAATCATAATATTATATTTGGAGATAATCCATTAATGAGATGGTATACCAACAATACATGTATGATTACATCACAGGCGGGAAATGTAACTTATGGAAAAATAGAACCTAAAAGTCGTAAAACTGATGGATTTAAAGCATTTATTGCAGCAATGTGTGGAAGTATAGAACTAGAAGATTGTGGGGAAAGCATTGATTATAGTGATTTTGGGGTTTACACATATTAATATGGAGAGATATAAAAATTAAAAGTCTTATAAAAATAAGGCTTTTTTCTTTTGGGGTGAAAGGAGGTGAGTTTAGATTGAAAATTGTAGAATTTTTAAAAGACTTATTTGGTTCAAAAGATACTATTTATCTTAATGAAAGATTTGATAGTGTATGCACTAATTTGGCAATAGATGCTTTTGCTTTACAGATAGGAATTAATCTTATAGCGTCATGTATTGCTAAATGTGAGTTTAAAACTTTTGTAAATAAAAAAGAAGTAAATTCTGATGAATATTATCTTTGGAATATCGAACCTAATAAAAATCAAAATTCAAGTGAATTTGTTCAAGAATTTTTAAGTAAGTTGCTTCTTAATAATGAAGTATTGATTGTAGAGGTAAACAATGAATTAATAATAGCTGATTCATTTTATAGGCAAGAATATGCAATAAATGAAGATTATTTTGAAAATGTATCAAGGAAGGAATTTACATTCAATAAACGATTTTATATGAAAGATGTTCTTTATTTTCATTATAACAATGAAGATATAAGAAAGTATTTTAATAACTTAATGCGAGGGTATGACGAACTTATAAAGCTTGCTCAAGGAAAGTATAAACGTGCTGGTGGTAGAAAAGGTATTGTGAAAGTTGATGTAAGTGCAAGGGGAAATGAAGAAAGTAAAAAGAAAGTTAATGACTTATTTACTAATCAATTTAAAAACTATTTTGAAGCTGAAAATGCAATTGTTGACTTGCCCAAAGGTGTTGAATATACAGAAATTACAGGTGAAGGTAGTAAAAAAGCAAATAATGAACTTAGTGATATTAATAAGCTACTTGATGATGCATTTATAAGAGCAGCACAGGCATTAAAAATTCCACCAAGTTTACTTAAGGGAGATATTGCTGATATAGAAAAATTAACAGATAATTTTTTAACTTTTGGTATAGATACAGTAGTGGATATTATTCAAACTGAAATAAACAGAAAAAGGTATGGAAAGGTTAATTTCCTTAAGGGTAGTTACTTAAATATTGATACAACCGCAATTAAACACTTAGGTGTATTTGCTATAGCTGAAAAGATTGACAAGCTTATTTCTACTGGAATGTATAATATTGATGACTTAAGAAAGAAACTTAAGGATACAACATTAAATACAGATTGGAGTAAAAAGCATTGGATAACAAAGAATTATCAAGAAATAGATCAAATAGACTTGGAAGGTGGTGAGAGTAATGAATAAAACAATGTTTAGTATAAAGCAACAAGATGCAAAACCTAATGTATTAGATATTTATATATATGATGATGTTGAAGGTGATTCATATGATTGGTGGACTGGTGAGAAAATGGAAAGTGAAACTAGTGCAAATCATATTAAACAAGTTCTTGAAACTAACCAAAATGCAGAAGAAATCAATCTTTATATCAATAGTTATGGTGGTGAGGTTAAAGAAGGTTTAGGAATTTACAATCAATTGAAGCGACATAAAGCATGTAAAAATGTTTATATTGATGGTTTTGCTTGTAGTATAGCATCAGTAATTGCTATGGTAGGTGATAAAGTTGTAATGGGGCCAAATACACTTATGATGATTCATCATGCTTCTATGGGAGCATGGGGAAATGCAGAGGAGTTAAGAAAAGCTGCTAATGATGTTGAAATAATTGATAAAGCAAGTTGTAGCAGTTATTTGGAGAAAGCTGGAGAGAAATTAGATGAAGAAATATTAACACAACTATTGGATAATCAAACATGGTTAAGTGCCGAACAGTGCTTGCAATATGGATTGTGTGATGAAATTTTAGGTAAAGAGGATACAACAATACAAAAGGCACAGCAGAGATTTAAACAAAGTGTACAAGTTCAAATAATGCAAATTGAAAAGCCTATAGAAGTACCAGAACAATTTAAGAACCAGAAGACAAATGCAGAAAAATTAATGCAAATATTCAAAAATAAATAGAGTGAGGATGATAAATAATGAAAAGCAAAGATATTATTAAACAAGAATTAACTCAAAAATTATCAGCAGCAATGCAATCTGAAAATCAAGAAGATATGATAAATGCTTTTGTTGAATTTGCTACAGGAGTACAACAAGAAGTACTTGAGGATTTTAAAGCATATCAAGAAACGCAAGACAAAGAAATACTTCAAAAGAGAGGTATACACCAATTAACTCAAAAAGAAACTAAGTTTTATCAATCTTGGATAGATGCTGCAAAAGCTCCAAATCCTAGACAAGCTATTACAAACTTAGATATTGCATTACCTGAAACAGTTATTGATAATGTAATGGTTGATATGAGAGTATCGCATCCATTATTAGAAATGATTGATTTTCAAAACATGACTGCATTAACTAAAATGCTCATGAATAAAAAGGGAATTCAATTAGCTAAATGGGGAGCTATTAATTCAGTAATTACTACAGAATTAGAAGGAGCTATTGGAAAACTTGACTTAAGCTTAAATAAGTTAACAGCATTTATGCCAGTAGCAAAAGATATGCTTTTAGTTGGTCCACAATGGATAGATGCTTATGTAAGAGCAGTATTAAGTGAAGCGGTAGCATATGGACTTGAAGAAGGTATTATAAATGGAACAGGTAAAGATATGCCCATAGGGATGAATAGAGACATACATGAAGGTGTTAGCGTTTCTTCAAGTACTGGATACCCTAAGAAAACTGTAGTTTCAATTAGTGATTTATCACCTGCTACTTTTGGAAAATTATTAGCAACATTAGCAAAAGATCCTGTAGATGAAAAGAAAGCAAGAACAATTTCAGATCTTGTCTTAATTGTTAATCCTTTTGATTATTACAAAAAGGTTATGCCAGCAACTACAATTCAGCTACAGGATGGTACTTACAAGAATAATGTATTACCTTATCCAACTACTATTGTACAATCAACACAAGTTGCAGAAGGTGAAGCAATACTTGGACTTGCTAAAAAGTATGCTATGGGAATAGGAACAGGCAACAAAGAAGGGAAAATTGAGTATTCAGATGAATACAAGTTCTTAGAAGATGAAAGATATTATATCATTAAACTTATTGGTAATGGTCAGGCTTTAGATGATAATGCTTTCATGTTATTAGATATTAGTGGATTAGAAGATTTAACTTACAATGTAAAAGTAAAGGGAACTGTTAAGACTAAAGAACAGGCTTAATTGAGGTGATTTAATGTCAACAGATGAGTTTGATATATTATTAGAAGATGTTAAAGATTATCTTCATATTTCATGGAAAGACGAAAAGACTGATAAGAATATAATTGGCATGATTAAAAGAGGTATGGCACACTTGAATAAAATTGCAGGCGTGCCTAATTTGGATTATACGATAGATGATTCACCCAAGGAATTATTATTAGATTACGTAAGATATGCAAATTCACAGGTTTTAGAAGTATTTGAAACTAATTTTCAAAGTGAATTATTATCATTACATTTAGAATATCAAGCTAAAGGAGAGCACAATAATGAAAATCAAAGTACCTAATATAGAATTTAATAGCTTCTCTGATGGATTATGTGATATTTATAGTGAGGATGAAGATGGTAAAAAGACATATAAATATAGAACATTAGGATTTGATAATAGAGTTTTAGGGTTTGGAAGATATTATGCTGCTAAAGCAGCACAGGTAAAAACAAATGCTGTTGTAAGAATACCTAAAGTAATTGGAGTAGGTACGCATGATACTGTAGAGATAATAGGCATGGGGAAATATGATATTGAGTTAATACAGAATATTTTTGATTCAAATCCTAAAAGTATGGACTTAACACTTAGACAATTAGAAATGTTTGAGGTGAAAAATGAGTAATATCAGTATTGATGCATTAGCAGATGAAATAAATAAAGAATTACAAAATTATTCTAATGAAGTTACCAAAAATGTTAAGAAATCTGTAGATAAAGTAGCTACAGAAGTAAATAAAGAAATAAAAAAACATATTTCATTTAAACAACCTACTGGGAGATATGTAGAATCTTTTAGAATAAAAACAGCATATGAAGGTAGTTTTAATAAAAGGAAAACATGGTATGTGGCTAATGGACATTATAGATTAACGCATTTGCTTGAAAAAGGACATGCATTAAAAAGTGGTGGAAGAACTAATGCTTATCCTCATATAATTTATGGTGAAATTATTGCAAAAAAACGTATGGAAGAATTAGTAAAGGAGGCAATTAAGAATGCTGGACATTAAAAAATGGTTAGAAACTACTGAATTAAAAGTTGCTGAAACTTGTTTTAAGAAACCACCTATGCTTCCTTATGTAGTTTTTACTAGTAATGACAATATTGCAGGAGCAGACTTAAAGAGCTGCATAAGTAATAGGGATATAATCATAGAACTGTATTCAGATTCAATAAATAGAGCAAAAGAAAAATTAATAGAAGATTTGTTAAAAGAAAAATCAATAGAGTTTAATAAAAATCGTACATGGATTGATAGTGAAAAAATCTTTCAAACTATGTACGATTTTAGTTTATACGAAAAATAGGAGGAATTTATAATGGCTATAGATGGAAAAGAAAAAATTGTATTAGGTAGTGGAAAATTATTCATAGATGAATTTAAAGTTACAATTCCTAGTGATTCGGATTTAGAAAAAGAAGAAAAACTTATTGGACTAATTCAAGGGGGAGCAACTTTAGAGTATAAACCAACCTTTTATGAAGCTAAGGATGATTTAGGGCTTGCATCTAAAGTAGTATTAACAGAAGAAGAAGCAACACTTAAAAGTGGAATTATGACATGGTGTGGTAATACATTAACTAAATTATGTAGTACTGCAAGAGTCACAGAAGCTAAAGGAAAAAGAACAGTTAAAATTGGTGGAGTTGGGAATCAAGATGGAAAGAAATATGTAATAAGATTTTTACATGAAGATAAGGCAGATGGAGATATAAGGGTTACTATTGTTGGAAATAACCAAGCTGGGTTTAGTTTCAGTTTCGCTAAAGATAAGGAAACTGTTATAGATGCAGAATTTAAAGCATTGCCTTTAGATAATGAAGGAACAAAAATTATTTATGAGGAAGATATTCCTACTACAGAAAGTTAAGAATAATTATTAAGATGGAGGAATTAGTGTGTTTGATATAAAGTCAGTTAATCAAAGGTATTTTGAAGTTAAATTAAGTGTTACTAATGATATAGGAGAAGAAATTAAAAATATTGTGGTTCAAGTTGAACCACCTAAGTTAAAAGTTTTAAAGAAGATAACTACTATTTCAAAAGCAAAAAAAGAAGATGCTATTGAGAATTTAACAGATTCTATAAGAATGATGCTTAATAAAAATAAAGCTAGACTTATAGTTCCAGAAGAATTTATAGATGAATTAGATTTGGATCAAATGAATGAATTACTAACTAAATATTTTGAATGGCTTAGTAATACTAAAAATTCCCCAAACTAAAGATCCCTTATTATCCATTAGAGGATGAAGATAAGGGACACTATGAAGTTAATACTATTGAAGAAAAATTAATATCTGAATATACAGGTTATAACTTTGATAGAATAAATGAATTAGAAATATTTGAATATTGGTTACTTTTAAGAGATGCAATTATATATAGGCATATGCAAACAAAAGAAGGTAATGAGTATTTAGAAAATTGCTGGAGAATAGAACAAACTAAACCAGATAGAGAAGGTATAAGAAATAAAATTAAAAATAGCTAAAAGGGAATTGATTAATTTAAAATAGGACTTATTTTAAATTTTTCAGTTCTCTTTTTTATTTTTAAAGAAAGGAGGTATAAATGGCAGGAAACATAAAAGGGATAACTGTAGAAATTGGTGGTGATACTACAAAGCTTGATAAGGCTTTAAAAACTGTAAATACATCAAGTAGAAGTCTTCAAAAAGAATTAAATGGTGTAAATAAGTCATTAAAGCTAGATCCACAAAATTTAACTTTGATAAAGCAAAAACAAGATATATTAACACAAAGCATTACTAATACAGGTCAAAAACTTAACACATTAAAAACAGCAGAGTCTCAGGTTCAAGAACAGTTTAAAAAAGGTGATATTTCAATAGAGCAGTATAGAGCTTTTCAAAAAGAAATTGAAAATACCAAAATAAAATTACAAGGTTTATCTAAAGAAGCTAAAGAATTTGGAATAAACGTAAGCCCAGGATTTTTAGCAGCTAAAGATAAGATGAATGAATTTGGGAATAAAGCAACTGAAACTGGCAAAAAGCTTTTACCAGTTTCAGTTGGAATTGCTGCAATTGGATTTGCAGCTAGTAAAGTAGGAATAGATTTTGAATACGCTATGAGTGATTTATCAGCTACTAGTGGTGCTACAGGTGAAGATTTTGATAAATTAAAAGCAAAATCAGAAGAACTAGGAGCAACTACTTGTAAATCAGCAACAGATTCAGCTCAAGCTATGAAGTTTTTAGCATTAGCTGGTTATGATACAAATCAAATTTTAAGTGCTACAGAACCAATTTTAAAGGCATCAGTTGCATGGGGAGCAGATATGGCTACAAGTGCAGATTTGGCAACAGATAGTATGAGTTCGTTAGGATTGACTACAGACCAATTAACACACTATTTAGATGTATGTTCTCAAGCACAAAGAAGTTCGAATACTAGTGCTACACAAATGATGGAAGCCTATATTGGCTGTGGTGGTACATTAAGAACATTAGGAGTTCCACTTGAAGAATCAGCAACATTATTAGGTAGAATGGCTGATCAAGGTAAAAAAGGTTCAGAAGCAGGAAATGCTCTTAACTCAATACTTGTAAATTTAACTGGTGGATCAAGTACTGCATCAGGAGCATTAGATAAATTAGGTATAAGTGCGTGGGATTCACAAGGTAATTTTATTGGATTACATGAAATGTTAGAGTTGTTAAATCAAAAATTAGCAACATGCACTCAAGAAGAAAAAACTAATTTTGAAACGGCTATTGGTGGTAAAACTCAACTTGATACATTGAATATGTTACTAGGTGGCTTAGGTGAAGGCTATGATAAATTAAGCACTAAAATAAATAATTGTGATGGCGTTACAGAAGAAATGTATTCAACAATGAATGATAATGAGAGAGGATCATTAGCTTCATTATCATCAGCCATTGAATCATTAGGAATAAAAATATATGAAATATTAAAGCCAGCTATAGCTAGTATAACTGAAGGACTAACCAATTTTGCACAATGGTTAGGAAATTTAGATCCAGGAATACAAAAACTTATAGTTGGAATTGGAGCGTTGGTTGTAGCTCTTGGACCTGCACTAATATTTATAGGAAAAATCTCTATGGGAATTAGTTCGTTAATGGGATTATATTCAAAGTTTGCTAGTACAAAAGCAATAAATACTGCTGCAACAGTAGCCGAAACAGCGGCTACCGAAGGAGCGACAATTGCTCAGGGAGGACTAAATTTAGCTTTTCTTGCTTGCCCGATTACATGGATAATAGCAGGAATATTATCTTTGGTAGCAACATTCATAATATTGTGGAATAAGTGTGATGCATTTAGAGAATTTTGGATTAATCTATGGGAAACAATAAAAAGTACCTGTAGTGTAGTTGGTGAGTGGTTAAATAGTTTTTTTACTGTTACAATACCACAAGCATTTAATGTAGTTGTTGACTTTGTTAAAAATAACTGGCAAGATTTATTATTGCTTTTAGTCAATCCATTTGCAGGAGCATTTAAGCTAATATATGATAATTGTGAAATTTTTAGAAATTTCATAAATAATATATCTACAATTATTAGAGATTCTATAATTAGTATCTGGCAAGGTATATGTGATTTCTTTAGTAGCTTATGGAATACGATTAAGGATATATTTACTAATGCATTAACTGCTATATGTGATTTTATAACAACTAATTTTAGTGGAGTTATTGAGGGAATTACTCAAATATGGGGTGGATGGCTACAGTATATAACTAACCTATGGGAACTGATTAAAAATGTTTTCTTGGGTGCAATATTAATAATTATAGATATTGTTACAGGTAAATTTTCAAAGGCTAAAGAAGATGCAGAGAATATATGGAACAATTGTTTAAGTGCTCTTACTGGAATATGGGAAGGTATAAAAACAATCTTTAATGGTGCACTTACAGTAATAGTTGAATATGTTACTAGCTTATTTAATCTAGCAGTTACCGGAGCACAAAATATATGGAATTCTTTTGTTACATTTATGACAGGAATATGGACTTCATTATCAACTGGAATACAGAATGCATGGAGTGGATTTTTAAACACTATAACTAATTTTTGCAATAACATTATGAATACAGCAAGTAATATATGGAATAATATTGTTAGTACTATTAGCGGGATTATGAATAGTTTACCAGGACTTGCAAGCAGTGCATTTACTTCAATGTGTAATTCAATAGGCAATGCTCTTAGTGGATTAGGAAGTATTATCTCTAATGGATTTAGTAGTGGAATAAGTTTTATAAAATCACTTCCAGGAGAAGCAATTACATGGGGAAAAGATTTTATACAAGGATTAGTTAATGGAATAAAAAGTGCAGCAAGTGCAGTTGGAGATGCGGTAAATGGAATAGCGCAAGATATAAGATCTTATTTGCATTTCTCAGTCCCAGATGTAGGCCCACTTACAGATTATGAAACATGGATGCCTGACTTTATGGAAGGATTAAGTAATGGTATTGAAAAGAGTAAGAATAAAGTTGTCAATTCAATAAGAGGATTAGCTACAGATCTGAGAGTTAATTTAAATTCTAATGCTTATGCACCACAGTTTACTACATCCACAAGTAATAATCCAGTAGAGACAACTAAGAGTGACTTAATACTTAATATTGAGAACTTTAATAATAATAGAAACACAGATGTTAAACAGCTTATGCAAGAAGCAGAATTTTATAGAAAAACACATTAAGGAGATAATTGATAAATGTTTAAATTTAATAATGTTAGTTCTGATGATATGAATTTAATAGTTGAAAGTTTACCTCCTATAAGTGGACCACAAGAAAGAATTGATTCAGCTAATATTCCAGGAGGAACGCAGGTACTTAAATCCACAGGTTATGATTTAATAGACAAGAATTGTGTATGCCACTTTGTAGGAAATAGGTTTGATAAGTTACTGAATTGGCTTAGAGGTAGTGGAAAAGTAATATTTTATAATCTACCAGATAGATATTACAAAGCTTATATTGGAAATAAAATACCATTAGAACAAATAGTAAGAAATATGCTGCATAAATTTACAATTACATTCACTTGTAAGCCGTTTGGTTATTTGCTTGAAGGTGATATTCCAATAACATTAACTACTAATACTACTTTATGTAATATGAAGAGTACACATGAAAGTTATCCAAAAATAACGATAAAAGGTACAGGAGCAGCAACAATCACTATAAACAATAGAAGCTTTAAAATTACTAATATAGGTGGAGAAATAGCAATAATAAGTGATCCAGATATACAACAAGTTTTAAATAATAAAGGGAAATTCATGGAAGGTGATTTTCCTTATTTTGATGTTGGAGAAAATGAAATAAGTTGGACTGGTAATGTTACTAGTGTTGAAATAATACCTTACTGGAGGACTTGGATATGATTAATTTATATGAAAAGAATGAAACTAATTTTAAACATAATGCTTATGTACTTAATGAAGCTTTAAAAGTAGAAACTGAAGAGGAAATAAATAAAGTATTTAATACGAATATTTCTTACCCAATCAATGATATAAAAAATATTAGTGCTATGTTAGTTCCTGGTGCTATTGTAAAGATTCCTACATGGGATAAAAGAGAAAATCAATTATTTGTTATTAGAAGAAGTAAGCCAAGCTTAGACAATATGAATATTGATATATTTGCACAACATATATTATCAACTAGGTTAGATAATAATGTTGTATTAGATACTAATATAATCGATAAAACAAGAAAACAAGCAGTTGCACAAATACTCAATAATACTATAAATAAGCACAAATTCACTACAAGTAATAAAGACACTAATACAACTACTAATAACCTTAGAATTGTAAGATATAGTGCACTAGATGCACTTATAGGGGACAAGGACAATACTGTAGTAAATAGATATGGTGGAGAACTTGAATTTAATAATTTTGAAGTTAATATTGTTGATTTTATAGGAGAAGATAAAGGAATTAATGTTATTTATGCTAAAAACATTACAGGAGCAACTATGACATTAGAAGATACAGATTTAATAACGGAGATAGTTCCTTTAGGGAAAGATGGCCTTATGCTTCCTGAAAAGTCTATTAAATCTAGTAATTTTAATTCAAATAATCCTTTTACTAGAATAGTTGAATTTAGCAATATTGGTGTTGTAGAAGCTGAAACAGATAGTGAAGGAAATATTACCAATGCTGATGAAATAGTAACAAAAGAACAGGCATATAAACTGATGAGACAAGCTTGCTTAGATAAGTTTAATAAAGAACATGTAAATCAGGTTAGTTTTAATTTAGATTTAGATTTTGTAGAACTTACAGATTGCATAAATTTTGGTGATAATGATTATTCCAATATGGACAGTAGAGTTGCTATAGGAGATACAATTAATGTTAATATAAAGCCTTTTGGAATAGTGGAAAAAGGAAGAGTATATAAGATTAAACGTGATGCAATTACAGGTAAATTATTAGGATGCGAGGTAGGCTATAAAATAAAATCTCTTACAGATACAATTAATAGTACTAACAATAAAATAGATGAAACTAAAGAAGAATTAAGTAAAGAAAATAATAACTTAAAGGTTACTATGGAAAAAAGAGATGATGAAATTGAGTTATCTGTTAAAAATGAAAAAGATGATAGAGAGGCATCTATTAAATTATTAGACAGGAAAATAGAAGAAAAAGTAAGTGAGGATTATTTTAGCACATATAGAGAACAAACTGCTAAAGTTATAAGAGAAAAAGTGAGCGAAGGTGACTTTAGTGCATTAGTTGAAAAAAATGCTAAAAGTGTATTAATAGCTATAAAAAATGAGACTGAGATGAATGTTATATTTGATTCAGAAGGTCAAACTATTAAAAATGGTGCGTTAATAGTTAAAGATAGCAGTGGGAATACAATTATGAGATTTAATAAAGATGGTTCAGCTGGTGTACAAGATCTACAAATAAATGATACAGATAAAGGGAGTGCATTTCATAGAACTTTAATGAATATGCCACACTTGGATTGTAAGAATTTATGTCCAGAACTATTAGTTTTAAAATCATATAAAAATATTTATATCGGTGATGGATATAATCTAAATGATTATATAGATAAAAGATGTTATAAAATGCTTAAAGACCAAGGATTAATATAAGGGGTGGTTAAATGATACAAGAATTGCAAACAGGAATATTAGATATTAATAATAAATATACTGTTGATTTTAATTGTAAGCAGCTTGACGATATTATACTTAAAATAATAGTTTATGATAAGAGTTTACCAGCAGATTTAAGCGATTATAATTGTAGGCTAAAAGCATTTAAAGCAGATCAAGTACCTTTGATACAGAATACTAATATTACTATTAAAGATAATGTTGTAACTATAAAAGCAGATAAGCAATTAACAACAACAAATGGAATAGTTAAAGCAGAATTACAGTTTATAAATAAAACTACTTTAGAAAAGAAAAGTACATTTTATTTAGAAATAAAAGTGGCAGCAAGTGTATTAGATGTAGATGGAGTTGTAAGTACACCTACGTGTACTATTTTAGAAGAAATAGACAATAAGCTGGATCAAATAGAGAATATAAAACTCGATATAATAGAAGCTGTAAAAGTAAAAAATGATTTAAATTTAAGTAAGACAGATGCAAATAATATAAATAATACATTAAAAATTACCATCACTAATGCTGATAATAAGAAAAAAGAAGTAGAAACTGTAATAAATAATGCAAGCAATAAAATAAAAGAGGTTCAAGATAGCACTAATACTGCTAATTCTACTAAACAAGCTGTAGATAATTCTGTTGTACAAGTAAACTCTAGCAAACAAGCATTAGATACAAGTAAACTAAGTGCAGATAATACTAAAAAAGAAGTAGATAATAGTATAAAGATTGCAGATGAAAAGATAGAAATAATAAAAAACTTAGATCCTGAGCATGTAATTGAAGATGTTAAAAAATTAAAAGAACAGGTCCTAGAGAATACTTACACTAAAATAGAAACAGATTCTACATTAACAAAACTAGAAAGTTGCAAAGATAGTTTTGTTCACAATATGCAGATAAGAGGTAGAACATTACAAAATGTAAAATTATCTACAGGTTATTTTGAAAAAACATTCCCAACAACTACAAATTTGACTTTTTATAATTTCTTTTTGCAAAAAAGTGAAATGTTAGCAAAGCCTGATACTACCTATACAGTTGTGGTTGATTTTGAAAGCGTAATAAATGAAGGGCAAATTCAATTTGGTAGGACTGCTGACTCGTTAGACAATAACTACTTTACAACATCTGAAACAATTCCTGTTAATTCTATTGGTAGAAAAATATTTAAGCTAACTACTAAAAATGATTTTGCAAATACAAAAGTAGCTATGAGGAATTTCTGTAATATAGGTACTGATAATACAACAGCAAAAGGAACTTTGAAATTTAGATATATGGTACTTGAAGGTGATTGGACAGGAAAAGAAATCCCACCATACTTCGAAGGAATCAAGTCTGTGGGCGAGTTGGAAGGAAATAAAATTAGTATTTTAACTTGTGGGGGAAACTTATTCGGAGGCAATTTACCTATAAATGTTATCGCAAATAAAGCAAATGGAACGGGCGTAATAAAAAGGAAAATAATAGCACCAAATGGTATAACCATAATGGCTATTGATGACAAAGGTAATATGATAAATACTCCTAATATAGCCTTTAATACTGTTAATAATGGAGTAAGAAATTTTGATAGTTTTTCATCTAATACAGGAGCAAAATATATTCCATTTATTAAAAATTTTGATACTTATAATATTTTTTGGAACGACAGAGTTCCCAATGACATTACTATATCTAAAATAATAGTTGGATTAGGGCAATTAAATGCCGAAACAATGAAATCTTTAGGAGAATACAAAGAAGATAAAACAGAAATTTTAACAACTGAGCCACTTAGGGGATTACCTAATGGGGTTGGTGACATTGTTGACTTTGAAAAAAATGAGTGTACTAGAAATGTTGGAAAGGTTGTTTTGAATGGTAGCGAAGGATGGATTATTCCAGAAAATACATTTCATCAAAATACAATAATATTTCAAACTGGTAAATCACCCTTTTATCAAAGTAGTTATTTAGTTTCTGATAAAATGGAATATATGAATCCAGGTATTTTATGGAAAACTGACACTGAAGGAATATCGGTAGATAATTTTAGTAAATTTATTTCTATTGAAAAAACAAAATTATCTACACATGATGTAGCAGGACTTAAAAAATATTTACAAGCTAATCCAGTTACAGTTTATTATCAATTAGCAACACCAGTCATAGAAAAACTACAAATTAAAGATACATTACAAACCTTTACGGATGGATATTTACAGTTAGATAATTCAATTACACCTTTTACACAATTGGAATATAGTACGAACATTCCTTCAGCTCTTGGTGGATTAACTCAA